GTCTATTTCAAGAAGCATGCATGGAACAATTAGATTTTAAACCACCAACAGTCAAACCTAAAGACTGGGACATGATCATAAACCCACTAATGAAGAACCACGAACCAATAGATCCACCAGAAGGTGTGACTACGCAGGACCAATTACAAAATCATTTAGAAGAATTTTGTTTAGACAGGCACATAGGTTCTGACATAAAAGATTTAAAACGTGGTGGTGTATTAACTAAAGATGGTTATCATCATTTTATATTTGATAAATTTTACAATCAGTTTTTAATTAGAAAACGTTGGGACGTACAGTATTCTAGAACAGCACAGATGTTAAAAGAAACGTGTAACTGTGATGACAAACGTATTGGTAAAGAAAGAATATCTGTATTTGTTGTAAAACAATTTGATAAAAAGACAGATGATTATACACAAAAAGAACTTAAACCGAAAGACCCTTATTAATGAAATATTTTATTAGGATATGGCAAGGTGTAGAACACAAAGTTATTGGCACTCCTCAAGACAAACACACGTGCAAAGAATGTAAACAAACATTTAATCAAAAAAATTTTCATGTGGCTAGTGCTAAAATAGTAGGCAAAGAACAGTTAGTTCTTAAAAGATTAAAACGAACGTGTAGAATATGTGAAAATTCTAAACGAGCATTACGACATATTTTAAACAAAGATCCTAAAACTCCAGAAAAACCAACAGTGTGTTTACATTGTGGTAGAGAAGATGCACAAATAGTTTTAGATCATGATTGGAATACAAAAAAATTTAGAAACTGGGCATGTAGAAATTGTAATGCAAAGTTTAGAGAGTCAACATTTGAAGAGTATGTTGAAGCTGGAAAGAAATGGTATCACGTAACATGAGAACAATAGTATTAGGACCACCAGGCACAGGTAAAACTACTACGTTGTTAAATAAAGTAGATGACTATTTAAAACAAACAGATCCTGATAAAGTAGGATACTTTGCATTTACACAGAAAGCTGCATACGAAGCAAGAGATAGAGCTATTAAAAAATTTAATCTTACAGAAGATGATCTTCCATACTTTAGAACACTACACTCACTAGCATTTAGAAAACTTGGAATTAAAAAAGATCAAGTTATGCAACAAAGACATTATAGAGATCTAGGAAAGAAATTAGGTTTTCCTGTAACTTATGCAGACTATCAAGAAGATCAAGGTAGTGCGTTTACTTCTGACAGTGAGTATCTACGCATCATACAACTAGCACAACTACGGAACATTACACCAGAACAACAGTTTGATTTAAACGAACACACACAAGATTTAGAGCGAAGCACATTACGAATTATAGATAATGAATTAACAAGATATAAAAAAGAATATAACTTAATAGATTTTAATGACATGATTACAGAGTTTACTAAGTCTGACAAGTCACCAAAGTTTGATGTAGTATTTATTGATGAAGCACAAGACCTATCGTTAATGCAATGGGACATGGCAAAAACAATATGGAATAAAACACAAGATTCTTTTATTGCGGGTGATGATGACCAAGCAATATACAAATGGGCTGGCGCAGATGTAGATTCTTTCATAGCATTAGAAGGACAATACTTACCACTAACACAATCATTTAGAATACCTGCTAAAGTACATGGTGTAGCCATGGGTATTATTAATAGAATTAGAAATAGAATAGATAAGACATGGCAACCTAAAACTGTACAAGGAAGTTTACACAGACATTATAGTGCTGACACGATTGATATGTCTACAGGAGAGTGGTTGGTGTTAGCTCGAACTAAATATTTATTAAAAGACATAGAAGAATCTTTGTATCAACGTGGTCTTTACTACACATCTAAATACAGAAGAGGTACAGAAAAAGATTTACACGAAGCAGCTACAGCATGGGAGCATTTAAGACAAGGACAGTTGGTAAACTTTAAACAAATAGAAAGTATATCTAAGTATATGGGACCTAAACATTGGCATAAGAAAAAAATAAAAGGTATGACTAAAGAATCTTTTTACGGCATAGATCAACTTGTAAATGATTATGGTCTACAGGTTAAAACAGTTTGGTATGAAGCCTTTGATGATGCCGGACAAACAAAAGTAGATTATTTAAGAAAGATGAGAGCAAACGGAGAAAAACTAAATGAAAAACCACGGATAGAATTATCTACAATACATGGAGCTAAAGGTGGTGAAGCACAAAACGTTGTGTTGTTAACAGATCTGACACAAAATACTATGAAAGGTTACGAAAGAGATCCAGACGATGAAAATAGATTGTTTTATGTTGGTGCAACAAGAACAAAAGAAAACTTACACATAATAGAACCAAGAAAATATGAAAAGGGATATTTACTATGAGAGATAATTTAATGGTGCAACAGCAAGTAGAAAGTAAATGGCAGCATATGGTGGGTGTTATATGTCTAAATCAAACAGGACGAAAAAAAGTTAAAAAGATATTACCAGAGTTTTTTGAAAAATTTCCTAACGCATGGAAGTTATTATTATCAGACACAGATACGATAGCAGATATGTTAAAAGATCTAGGCATGAAGAATGTTAGAGCAAACAGAATATGGAGAATGTCTTGTGATTTTATAAATTGGGATGGTGAAGACGCAACAAAATTATTTGGTATAGGTAAGTATGGTAGTGACAGCTACAGGATATTTTACAAGAATGAAATACCAGATAATATACAGGACAAAGAACTAAAAAGATATGTAAAGGAGGAATTAAATGTCTAAAGTTTGGAACAAGCAGCATGGGGGGAGCCACTATCAAAAATATAAAATTCAGCCTAGCAAGTTTGTAGTTGAGAATGAATTGCTATATCCTGAAGGCTGTGCTATAAAATATATTATTCGCCATCGCGATAAGGGAAAGAAGCAAGACATACTAAAAGCAATACACTTTTTAGAAATGATTATTGAAAGGGATTACGATGCAGATACCTCTATTTAAACCACAGACAGAATGGTTACCCCCAGAAAATTTTCCAGACCTATCTAAGTATGATGAGATTGCAATTGACTTAGAAACTAAAGATCCAGATCTAATGAAGATGGGATCAGGTTCTGTTGTAGGTAAAGGTGATGTTACAGGAATTGCTGTAGCTGTACCAGGTTGGTCAGGTTATTATCCTATTGCACACGAAGGTGGTGGCAACATGGATCGTAAAAAAGTTTTAACATGGTTTCAAGGTGTACTTGATACACCAGCTATAAAAATATTTCACAACGCCATGTATGACGTGTGTTGGATACAAGCGCTCGGTTTAAGTGTCAGCGGTAAAATTGTAGACACGATGATTGCATCGGCCCTTGTTGATGAAAATCAAATGCGCTATGACTTAAACAACTGTGCTAAACGATACACTGGTAAAACAAAAAGTGAAAGCGATTTATATGCAGCAGCAAAAGATTGGGGTGTTGACGCCAAGGCAGAAATGTATAAACTACCTGCCATTTATGTAGGTGCATACGCAGAAAAGGATGCAGAAATAACTTTAGAGTTATGGCAAGAACTTAAAAAAGAAATACTTCACCAAGATATACAATCTATTTTTGATCTTGAGACGGAACTTTTTCCGTGTCTGGTAGCGATGAGATTTCGTGGGGTTCGAGTGGACGTTCAAAAAGCTCATACAATGAAGCAAGAGCTAGCACAACAAGAAGATAAGTTAATCCAAGAAGTAAAAAAAGCAACAGGAATAGATACTCAAATATGGGCTGCAAGATCGATCGCACAAGTGTTTGATAAATTGAAACTAGACTATGATAGAACTGAGAAAACATCTGCACCTTCCTTTACTAAAAACTTTTTACAGAATCACCCCCACCCGCTGGTGAAACGAATTGCCCAGGCCCGTGAAATAAACAAAGCCCATACCACGTTTATAGATACCATAATAAAGTATTCACATAAAGGTAGAATTCATGCAGAGATCAACCAACTTAGATCCGATAATGGCGGAACTGTGACCGGTAGATTCTCATATTCAAACCCAAATTTACAGCAAATACCAGCTAGAAACAAAGACCTTGGACCACGGATTAGGGCCTTATTTGTGCCCGAGGAGGGCCATACATGGGGTTGTTTTGACTATTCTCAGCAAGAACCTAGGCTGGTAGTGCATTATGCAGCTTTACAGAATCTCTATGGAGTGGGCGATGTATTGGATGCGTATCGCGATGGCGATGCTGACTTTCACACGATCGTTGCTGATATGGCAGAGATACCTAGATCGCAGGCTAAGACCATAAATCTTGGCCTGTTCTATGGTATGGGTAAAAATAAATTACAAGCAGAACTTGGTATCAGTAAAGATAAGTCTGATGCATTGTTTAGACAATATCATAACAAGGTGCCGTTTGTTAAAATGTTAATGGATAATGTAATGAGTAGAGCACAGGACTCTGGTCGAATCCGTACATTGTTAGGAAGACTATGTAGGTTTCACCTATGGGAACCTAATCAGTTTGGTATACACAAAGCATTGCCACATGATGCAGCGCTCATGGAACACGGACCAGGGATTAAACGTGCATACACCTACAAAGCATTAAACAAATTGATACAAGGATCAGCAGCTGACATGACAAAGAAAGCTATGATTGATTTACACAAGGAAGGTATCATACCGCATATACAAGTACATGATGAACTTGATATATCTGTTGAGAGTCCTGAGCATGCAGAAAAGATAAAAGACATTATGGAATCTGCTGTTGACTTAGAAGTACCTAACAAGGTAGACTATGAATCAGGCCCTAATTG